CAAGAACTAATCCAATACCACATAATATCACCAAGTTCTCGTTTACAATGAAATACAGTTTCATCATTAAGTGGTTTGCCTTGGAAGATACACTTTTTAACAATCTCATTAAATTCTCCTGTTTCGGAAGATAGTCCAATACCACCTGTTAGTAGCAAGGACATATTTATATTAGGGTTTTTAGTTTCAAGTTCTTTAGTTGCGTAGAACATTTCCGACAACTGATTACTTTCTTTACTTGTAACTTTTTCTACGAAATGTTCGTACTTCTTTAAATCAACTTGTGGCAATTACGCCTCCTCTGGTTTTTCTTTACTCATCAATAACACGGCATCTGGTTCCACACGTCTAACTTCTATCTGACCTAAATCAGGTTCATCAAGTTTTACGCCTCTGGTCCAACGACCATGTTCTACATAAATCCAGTCACCAACTTCATATTCGTCAGTGTTAAGTTTGCCTTTGCTATACACCTGGCACCAACGACTTCTAATACCATGTTCTTTTCCATCGTCGGATAATTGTATGATTCCCCCTTTACTTGTACGTTCTCCAAAGTTCATATTGTATGCTAAAATATGATCTTTAATGGGGATCAGTTTTCCTTTAAGCTCTGGTTTTAACTTTGGGCCAGCACCCAGTAACGTACCATCAACCATTAATTATTTTCCTTTTTTGACAAAATTACCATCATCATCTTCAACCCACTCAACATTATCAGTTGTTGTGTTTGTTGCTTCTGCTTCTTTATCTATTTCAGCCATCTCTTGCTCAACGGAACTTGCAGGTGCCGTTTCTGCTTTTACTTTTGCAATAGCTTCTTTAGTTTCAGAATCAGGTTCTGCAACTCCATGTCCCGGAACTTCATCTGGAACAGCTTGAGGATGATCTCTGTAGTATTCGCCTAAAACTTCTTCGCGTTTCTTAATGATTTTACCACCTGGCCCTAGTTCATCGCCACGTGCATTAACACGAGCATTTCCTACTGCCGGAGTAAGTTCATTTCTTTGTCTCAGCAAATCCATATCAACTTTTTTACCTTGCATTGATGTATATTGCTTACGACCGCTTTGTTTCATTGCCATAACTATTCTCCTATTATATACGTATTTATCTCAGGAACTCACGCCAGTCTAGCTGAAACTGAATTGGATTGATCTTGTGTATACCAATCAAATACAGCACGAAGCTGGCTGTACTAGAGCCTCTTCCTACGCCCCATACAATCTTGTTTTCACGCATAAAGTCAACCAAATAAAACATATAACGTAACAAGTCATACATATCTCTATCGTGAAATGCTTTCAATTCTTCATATGCTCTTGCCACTTCTTGTTCACCATTACACATATTGATAATTTTTTCTTCTATATTAAGTTGTTTGTATTTTTCTGGCATGAACCATTCTGATTGTAATGTCTTATCAAATTGTGTTTTGTCTACATCTATTGGAATGTATTTTTTGAGTGGGCTGATTCCATTTTCTTTGGCGTGTGTGTTAAATTTTTCAATGTCATCATTTGGATCACACAACACCACATGACACTTATCAATATGACCAGTGTAGATCATATCTAACAAGTCCTGATTCGAAAATCGTGGAATACCTAATTCATCTGTCTTCATGAGCATACTTATATATTACTCGATATTAATTAATTTGTCAAGATCAGAATTACCCGGATTCATCCGATTCTTGATAAAGCGGTCCCTTTTTTCTAATTTGTACATATCGAGTACAGTTTGGAGTTGTTGTCTAGCTTGTGGATTTCTTGTTTGAAAATATTTTTTTGTTAACTTAACTATGTTTTCGTCTAGTTGTTCGTCCGAGAGATCAGATACATTATCTATTAATGGGTGATCCATAATTATTACCTATTATTATGTAAAGACGCCGACGTATTCAGCATAAACAGTTGTACCACCATCATTGGTCCAAAAGTCTACAACAGCTGGATTTACATTTGAAGCAACATTGAATGGACTTGGAAATCCAGGACCATACTTAATTGTACCTCCGCCTGATGTTGCCCAAGTTACTACTCTAGTTGTACTGTCACCTAGTGTGTCTAAAAGCACTAATCTAATTTTACCAACTTTGTTAGCTGTTGGCCAATCAGCAAATGTAAGTGTAATGTTGTTTCCTATTGTAAATGTTTGGTAGTTACCATTTGTGAAACTGATATTCTGTGGACTTGTCACAGTCCCGCCAGCATACACTTTTTCAGTGTTTGCAATTAGGTTCGCTCCGCTGACGTCATTTCCTAGAAAGTTGTTAGCGGCATTTAATTTTGCAGTATTTGTCTGAAGTGCTTCTATTTCACTTTTTGCCGCAGTAAAGTTGTTCTTGATTGTGTTAAAGTTATTTCTAAAACCTTGTGAATCATTATCCTGTCCTGCGATAGGAAAAGTTGCGTCAACACCGGTACTGTTTATATTACTTGCCATTTTTTATCCTCTCTAGCATATATATTTATCTGCTTATACATTAAAACTGTAATTCCCGAACGGAATATATTGTTCATTGCTGTTTCCAGTAGTATTATCTATAACATATCTATCAATTTCAAAGTCTAATTGACTAAAATTGAACCCATTATTTTTGATATTTAATAGTATTTGGGCACTTGTACCTGGTTTGCAGTAGCATAGTGGTATAGCAGTTACATAGCCCAATTCTTCAACTGTGTTAGTTTGAGCAGTTGACATCCAAAGTGGTAAGAAGTTGGCTTCCGTTGTACCAACTGTTCTTAGATTATCACGCATATTTGTTATGTTGCTGATGTATCTAGTTTGATCACTTGAATCACTGATCTTAATAGCATCACTTGACACTTTGATTGGAGTACCATCTGGTCTAAATCTAAATGGATCACTTGATGTGGTTGCAATTATTCCAGCTGTTAATACAGCACCTGATCTAGTTGTGACTTGTATGATTCCATTAGCATCTATTATAATAGATCCACTTCTAGCTATTACTTCTAAATCATTTCCAAAAGCTCTTACCAATACAATTTGATCAATGCTGTTTCTAATTTCAAATACAGCAAGTCCTGAACCTTCTTTAGAAACATCATCTGAAGTTTCCAACTCAACACTATCAACTGTAATTTTTTTCTTGTTAAAAATTGTAGTTTTATTTCTTACTTTTGTTGTTCCTGTGGTTACGTCAATAGGATCGATAACTTCGATATACACCACTTCATAAACTGTGTCTGTACTTCCAGTTTTTCTTGCAATCGCACTTCTTACTGCACCAAGTTTAAATCTTTTTCTCCTATGGTTTTTTCTAGTTGCTGAAATATACCCTCTTATCTCTTTTGTTTCAATACCTGCGTACACCAACATCTTGATATCTTTTTGTAAACCAAATTCAGGATCGTTTGGTCTGTAAATACTTGCTGGTGTAAACACATTAGGATCACCTATAAAATTATTGTATGCTGATCTTTGTGTTTCTTTCAACAAAGGTTTTACAAATATATTACTATATGTGATATTATCTGGATCACTTACTACAATATTGAATTCTCTTGTTATTGCACTGAATCCAAATCTATCTCTTGCTCTAACTGTGAAAGCAAACTTTCTATCTATGCTTGTTGTTCCACCATCTAATGAAAAGTTGTTGCTATCGATAGTTGTTAAGCCAAGATTTGTACCACTTGAAAACTGTCTAACCTTACCAACAATCTCACCATTGAAGTTTAATGCAAGTCCTGGTGGTAAAGTTCCTGCTGTAATATCATATAGTAATATTGCATTAGGTACTGAAGTTGTTGCACTAACAGAAAACGTACTAATAAAGTTTGCATTGATACTTCCTAGTGTTGAATCTGTGTTCCAACTAATTGTACTTTCTACTTCACCTAAGATTCTTACTGTAAATGTTTTTGCCTTTTCGGCTAATACTGTATTGATAGAAGTGTATCTAATTGCTTTGACAGTAAATTTAAATTCTTTGGTGATGGCTGGTTGGTATGGTACTCTACCTGCAATTTCTCCAGTTGTAACATCTATTGTCATTCCTGGTGGTAATGTACTTGCACTTCCGTCATCATTTGTGGATTGTAATTGATAAGTTAATTCGCCAACCACTGTATTAGGATCAAACACATCAAGGTAAATTGTAACATAATTATTAGCTCTCTTGAATCCTAAGTCTGCTGGAGTCAACCAAACAGGTGTTCTTAGATAAGTGTTATCAGCAGTGAATATACCTGTCCCAACTTGCATGATTGTATTGTCAGCACGTAGGAAGTCATCACCAACTAAGAATATTTGAAATTCTCTTTTTGTGATTGTGTCACCATCACTTACACTTACACTAAATTCATAAGTTCTGTTTAGTTTCTTAGGACTTTGTGTAGGAATAGCATAATCATATCCTTGTGTATCATAGTAATAACTTTCAAAACCATTTGCACTTCTCATACCAAAGTCAAACGCATATTGATCATATTGAACAGTATCATAAAATCCATTACCACTTCTTTTGTCCAAAGCAAGTATAGGATCAACAATACCAACAAGTCTACCATCAGTTGTAAGTTGTATTCCTGGAGGTAATGTGCCATCTCCGTCAGCTATGAAATATTCTAAAGTTTGTCCTGTTGGCAAATCATCGTCTATTGCTTGAAGCTGAAAGTTAACAATACTGCTATCTAAAATGTAAAAACTATTGTTCGGCCCTAAAGGTAACTTTCCTTTATTAGTAGTCCATATAGGTTGATCAGGACCTTGTACTTCTATCTTAAATGTTCTATCTCTTACACCATCATCATTTTTTGCTCTTAATACAAATTCAAATTCTGTATCTCTTTGTACTTCAAAAGGAGTTCCAACAATTTTGTTGTCCAACAATCTCATACCACCTGGTAATTCTCCACTTATCAAAGTTATTACATCTGTGTTTAAATTTATTGAAGTTACTGATCCTGATTCTAAGAAAATATCAGGAGCACTTGATTGAGTGTATGTCAAATAATTGCTTGTTATTTCTTTCATGTAATTAGTAACGTCATGTGCCGCAGGTGTTTTGTAATGTATTACCTGTCCTGCAAGATATGAATAATAATATACACCTGTGATTCCATAATATACACCACCTGCATCAGGAATGACTCCGCCTGTGTATCCTTGAGATTTTGCTACTTCAAAAACACTTTGTTGTGCTGATAAAAATGTGTAACCAAATGCGTGTGAACCTCCTGCGTAAGGAATCACTGTATCATTCTCTCCGTGAATGTTTAAGAATCTTCTTCCTTGTAAAGGAGTCTTGGCTGTGTTATATTCAGCATTGGTAATTCCTGTTTCTCCAGATGGAATATAAAAGGTGCTATTTCTAACCATTGGATTAAAAAATTGTGTACCATTAGTTACAATAGTGTCTAATGCTGTGTCGTCTATTTGTACATAAGCTCTATTTGCCAAAGCCGCACCATTACTGAATCCAATTATTCTAATTTTAGTGTTGTCTACATTAACAAAATCTTTAAGCAAAGTTATTAGATCTGTAAGCATTTCTATATCTGGTGCTTTTGTTGTTTCGTGTGCAACGTTCCAAGCATTGTTGTAACCAGTTGGTGCAATTAAGATATGATCACCCAAGTAATTTTGCCATTCATTGATTTCATTAGCACCGTTACCACCTGAGCCGTGTAGTAAAATTGCAACAGGTACACGTTTGTTTAATAATGTTGGAATAGTAGGCACTCTAATTGCCATTGGATATGTGTAAGTTTCAGGTGTACCACCTTGCGTCCATGTTTTTGTTATGTTTATTGTTGAGCTGTTTTGCAGTCTAGTTTGTGCAGGTAAACTTATAGCAGTTGTTGATGGATCAAATCCTGTGCCACTAGCAGTTCCTGGTGCAATAGGTAAGGTGATAGAAGTGGTAACTCTTTCTTGTAGAGTTCCTAATTTATATCCTGAGTTTTGTGTCCAACTTGGTACTGCCATTTCAAATCCTAAACTTTACAGTATTTATCGGATATGAAGACGATTAAAATGCTCTTTGTTGTTTGGTGCTAGGCCCTACAATGTACGGATAAACAGGCTGTCCGTTAGCATCCACAGTTACGTGATAACAATATGTGCCATTTACATATTCTGGAGTTTTTTCAAATCTACCATTGTATTCATCTAGTAAACCTGTACCTACTTGATATTCATGATCATTGATAAATGTGCCTGCTGTTTTGGCACCATACAAGTATCCTCTACCTGCTGGTTCTGAAGCAAATGTTGTGTAAGAACTTGTCATTCTTACCACTGTTGATGAAGGGTCATTGTAATCTGAATAACCAAATGGTCCGTAAATAGGATAACCGTCAAAACAATATCCTATAATTTTGCTGTGTCCATCTGCGTGTCTAAAATGATCACCACCGAAATTTGTTCCTGTGTAATAAGTTGGTGTAGGTGAAGCACCTGTTACCATTGCTGTGTTCCAACCTGCGGCTGATTCAGATGAACCTGTAGGTAATGTTAAAAATTGTGCAGACATATAATGATACTGTCCACTGATTTCTGGCCAACCACCTGCATCATCTCCACCATAGTTTGTTCTGAATTGTACAGCATTATATTCAAAGCCTGTACCTGGAGCATCTGCTGATGGATCAAGTCCTGGCGGTACTGCTCCAACTCCTGCTGATGGACTAAAGAATACAACACCGTTATTAAAAATACCAATTGGTGTCAAGGCAGATAAAGCCTGTGGGTTACTTGTATTTGTGCCACCTCTGTAAGTAAAAGAATAATTGTAAGACTGTGCTGATACAACATTGGTACTTGGTGAAAAAGCATTTTGCCCAAATGGTTTTCCAAATGAAGCTGGATTAGGTAATCCGTTCGATGATATCGTTAGTGTTGCCATTAAGTTAATACTCCTGCGTCAAAGTTTCTTGGATCTGGACTTAAATGACTACCAAAGTCTATGTCTGTTTGATAAATTAACCAATCTGACAAACCTCTAACATCATTTGATAAACTTCCAAAATCAAATCCAGCAGTATTAGGTTCGATGTTTCTTATATCAACACCATGCACTAAACCAGTGACGTTTCCAGTTAAAGCACCATTAATATTACTTGCTGTCAATGTATTTACGTTTGAAATATCATTTCCGCCAGCATCAAGATTACCACCTAATTCTGGTGTTGTATCCGAACTGACTTCTGCTGTTGAATTGATAGTTAAAACGTTTCCAGCTACACTTGTGGTAGATCCTGAACCACCTCTAATATTTAGAGTGCCACCATCTGCAAGTTGTAAGCTACCTGAATCAGACACAACATTTAATTGCTGTAATCCACCAGTTGCGTTAATTGTTATTCCTGTGGTTGAGCTTGTTAGTGTAACATTGGAACCTTGTACTAGTTTTTTAAGTTGTAATTCTGCACCTACTTTTTGTGCAAATACACCTTGCCCTGTGTTACCTAAATTTGTAACAGTTGTGGATTCAGGAGATCTAAGATCAAGATCATCAAAGTTTTGATTTACTTTAATGAACGCTTCACGCAGATCATCACCTGTTCCGTCGTTTGCTAGTGTTCCTATGTTTATTGTTTGTAAAGCCATTTTCTATCCTATACAGTATTTATCTATTGATCGTTTCCACTCGTGCCTCTAAATTTAATTGGGTTTGGACTATTATAAGGCCAATATGCAAGTTCATTAGGAGCACCATACAATCTTGGAATGCTGTTACCATAATTAAAGTTTTCTGCTGTACCACTGTCGTAAATTACATTTTTAAGTGAATGAGTGCTTAAAAACTTTTTAAACTGAGCCGCTGTTCCTCCTGGATTTGCTTGGAGCCATAAAGCACCCATTCCGCATACCTGCGGAGCGGCCATGCTAGTACCACTTATTCTTGCCATGTAGTGTGTCGAACTGCCTGGATATAACTGTTTTGTTGCGTATGCACTTACTTGGCTTGTTGCACTTGCTATCTGTGATCCTGCCGCCATTATGTCTAGCCTTGGACCACGTTCACTGTCATATCTTAAATTTTCAAAACTACCATATTGATCATGGTCAACATTTCCTACCCATACCGTATCTTCACTATGCGGTGAACTAGGACGGTTGTAGTAGATTGCAGATGTTCCATAAGTAGTTGTTCTGTAATAACTGTTGTAGATATCACTTCCATATGGACCTGAACCTGCGGCTCCATACGCACAAGGGTGATATGCGTTACCGGCCGCCTTGATACAAATAATACCTGCGTCAGTTAATTGTTGTTGTTCTACATCTGCGGCAGTACTTGGTGAAGGATGTTTTGATCCTGTCATTCCATATTGTGCTAATGCACTTGAATAATTCTGTGCTGTGATTCCTTGATCAACACCTTTATAAAAAACGTGTGTGATTTGTCCGTTTGAAGAATACGTGCTAGAATATCCCCAACTTTGATTTACAATAGTAGGACGTCTAAATCCTGTGTTAGGATCAATAGGTTTTTTCAAATGCCATTCTCTAATAACATCATAGATATCATTCATTGACATAGCATTTCCGCTACCACCAAATAATCTTACTGAATACAATCTTGCATTCTTGGCCCAACCGTATGTCTTACCTGCGGCAATACCACAGCAATGACTTCCGTGTTGACCTGCTCTATTAATGCCTGTATAATTGTTTGTGTAATGACCTGATGGCATAGTTCCAGAAACACCTGATGCCGCATACCAATCTATTTGTTGAAATCTAGTAACACCATTGTAATCTTCCCATTCAGGATGTCCTGTTGGATCAACACCATCGTCTTGAATAACAATGTCAACACCAGTACCATCTAGTGTGTAATTGTAATCTCCTGAGAATCCTGAGTTTGACTGTGAGGCATAGTTTGTATATTCCTGTTGTATGTGTCTATACAATCCCCAGTTCACGCTGTCTTGACCATTTGTAGCTGACCTTTGAAACTCTGCTGTTTGTATTGCAAATAGTTCTGCTTTTTCATCTATGCTTGATGGTTCAACGTCAAGTATTCTTCCATCTGCTTTAAGTTTTTCTGCTTCTTCTGGTTCAAGCATATAACAAGTAATTCTATTATTAGTTGCTTTTGCGTGTGAAACGTCAACAGTTCTTGTAGGGAATACATTTGAATCAACACCAGCATCACCTGATGTATCTCTTTGCAAGTCATAGTCTATCTCTGCTATGTCTATTCCTTTTTTTGTTATGACTCTAAATTCTTCCATTAGTTATTACCACTCATTTTAAATCCTGTTGGACCAGTTGTGTCTAAACCTTTTTTCTTACTAAATGTTTTGCTTTTGTATATGTTACCAAAGAATGCAATTCTATTTGATGTGGCATCTGGTGACATCAAGTTTCTAGTGTTGGCAAAAAATGTAGATGGAGTATTTTCATCTGTTGATCCTTGATATAATAATCCTTTTATACTGTTCTTGTGCCACCACTCACGTAGTTGTGCAGGAGTATAACCTGGATTAAGTTGTAATACCAAACAGCTCATTCCTGCTACATTAGGAGTACTCATTGATGTTCCACTAAGATTTAATATAGCTGTACTGCTTGTACTATGGGCACTTACTATATTTGTACCTGCGGCATATACATCTACTCTTGGTCCTTTATCACTTGATGTGTTACAGGCTTCTGAACTTGAATATAATGCACTATCTAAATTACCACATACGATAGTATTGGGACCTATGTTACCTGCACCTCTGTTGTAATATATAGGATTACCTGCTGTTATCTGTCCTGAGTTTATACTTCTTGTAATATAGTTATTGTAATCAACATCTCCTGGATAACATAATTTTTGTCCTTGGTTACCTGCACTTTTGTGATAGTGTACACCTTCGTCTTCCATTTCTTCTACTTCTGCCATTAGGTTATAAATTTGTGCATTAAATCTATTTAAACCATCACCAATCATTCCATACTGTGAACTTTTTACAGAGCCTACACTTGATCCTCTAAAGTTAATATCTGTTAGGTTACTAAAATAAGACTTATATCCCCAACTTGCACTTACCACAGTTGGTCTCTTGAATCCAGTTAATGGATTCACAGTTTTTGCTTTGTGAAATTCTTTGATTGCGTCAAACCAATAACTTGAATTTACAGTATTCATATCCAAACAAAATATGTTTGCGTTCTTGGCCCAACCATATGTTTTGCCCACAGCCGTTCCGGCACAGTGAGTTGCATGATAGTTTGCACCAGAAGTACTTGAATAATCCAACGTTGCTATTGAAGAACAGTTAGGCAAAGTGTTCCATTGGAACTCTTGTAAACGACTGTTTCCGTTTCTGTCTTGCCATTCTACATGATCGTATCTAAATTTTGATTCTTGGTGTATGTAATCAATACCACTACCATCTAAATGATAATCGTGTGTTCCACCTATGTCACTTGATACAGAACTTCCCCATTCATTTGTTTCTGAGGAATGTCTTTTGAATCCCCAGTTGTCTCTTGAAGTAGATGTGCTGTTTCTAATGAACGTACCACTTTGCTCGTAGTCTAACCAATCATCGTCCCAAACCAATGGTTCATTAACACCACCTACTCTATCATCTTTCAATAATGTTTGGGCTTCTTCATCTGTAAGAGCAACCTCTAACATACGTTTGCTGATTGGTCTTGTGTTGACAGTATCAACTATTCTATCTGGAATGTCAGTTATAGATGTAGAAGTTGTCAATTCATTTAAGAACTGATCCTTGTCTACTCCTTTTTTTAATGAAACGACGTAATGTTTCTCTGACATAGTAACTCCTTAAACAATCGTTAAGTTACCTACCATGCCCCCGTGAATTGTACACTGGTATACCAATGACGTATCACTTGGTTCATGTGGTACTGTAAATATTTGTGTTCCTGTTGTTGATCCACTAACACCTTCAGTGAATGAACTTCCACCAGCACTTGTTCTAATTGCAAATGGATGTCCTGATCCTGTGGTGTTGTTGAAAATATATGTAGCACCTTTGTACAATGTAAAGTTTGGATTGTCAGCTGTTGCACTAACACCTGGTCCTGCAAATCTGTATGCACTTGAACCATTTGATGTTACCGTATAGTAGAATACTGGACCTTGTGTTGCCGCCCAAGCACTACCATTGTAGTAAACCATGTCTCCAGCATTTGGAGAGCTAATTGAAATACCTGCTGATATAGTATCATTGACCCAAGCACTACCATTCCATTTTAAATATTGATTTGCTTGTATTGTTGAAATTGTAACGTCAGCTAAATCATCAAGATCCATGTTACCACGGTTGATTGTGATGTTGCCTTCCATATCACTTGCAGTTGTAATGCCTGTGCCACCAATAATTTTAATTGATTCATCTCTGCTTATCAATTTCATTGATGAGTCATCAGCACCTATGCTGAAACTAAATTGCTGTGCCGTGCTTCTCCATGTGCTACCATTGTAGAATAACACATCACCACTGTTGCTGTCATAAATCATGTCACCAGCTTGTCCTGTTAAGGCATTAAGAGCATCTTGATCATATGCACCCAATCTCAATGGTGTTTTTTGTAATACCACAGCATTCGCGGCATCAAATATAATGTTACTTGCACTTGTAAATGTTGGTACACCAGTACCTGAAGTTTGTAAAGTATCTGCGGTTACAGTTGTGGCAGTAATTGTTGTTGCGGCAATATTTACACCTGTCAATGTATCTGTTGTTTTGTTGTAAACAAGACCTGCATCTCCACCAAATGAACCTGCATCATTAAACTGTACCTGTGTATCAGAACCACCTGGGTTACCTGCTCCACCGCCACCTGACGATGCAAATGTAATTGTATCTGTACTTGCATCTGTAGTAATAGTCATATTAGAACCAGCAACAAATGTTAAAGTATCTGTTGTTGAATCTGCCACAACGTTTGTCTGTCCTGCTACTGCGATTGTGCTGAATAAGTTTTGTGATCCACCGCCGCCTGTTTGATCAACCCAAGATAGTGTTCCTGATCCGTCTGTTCTTAAAACTTGATCAACATTACCATCACCATCTGGTAAAATGAATGTTGTGTTTGCTGTTAAACTTGCTGGTGCTCTAAAGGCTGTGTAATTTGCGTTAGCACCGTCATAAAATCTTATTTGTGTTGCACTTGGTAATTTGACGTTGCTTGAAATAGTAACTTCGTTTGTGCTGTTTGCAATAGCACCACTTACATTTACGTTGGTTGCGTTTACAGTTGTTGGAGTAATAGTTGCAACAGTTAAAACGTTAGTGTTTGGATTATAAAGTATACCTGCATCTGTTCTAAGTGCCTGACCATTTGCCGCAGTTGATCCAACGAAAGTTAAGTATTGATTTGACGCACCAGCATCTGCAACAGTTGTTACAGTTGCCGCATCTACATTGTTTAATGGACGTGGTCTCCACTCGTTGTTTGCCGCGTTCCAACTTAATGCGTAATCATTTTGTGGAGCAACAGTTGTAACATTTACATCTGTAAGGTCACCTAATTCTGAAATTGAACTTGATACAGTTCCTGGTTCCCATCTGCTGAGTGCATTGTTCCAAATTATTGCTTGTCCGTTTGACGCACCAGTTGTTACAACATCAGTCAAGTCATCAAGTGATACACTTGCATTGATTGTTAAGTCACCTTCTGCGTTGCTTTGTGTTGTTATTCCAGTACCACCACTAAACTTGATTGATTCACCTCTAGTAATAGTTCTGATTGTGCTATCGTCTGCCGCTATCTGTACATTTGAAATTGTGTCAGCTTCGTTGGCCATTGGTATCCAAGCACCTGCATGAGCAAAGTATGCCTTACCAGTTGAATGCACATGAGCAAACATACCGTGATATGTTGATGGGCTTACTTCATTTAAAGCCTCTTCATTTGCAAACACATTGGCAAAATAAATTTTTCCTGTTGTTATAAAATCTCTTGTAGTTGAGTTACCTCTGGATAAAACAGTATCAATGGTATCTGCTTCAGTTACAGTAGCTCTGTATTTGAAAGAACCCGTTGTGTTATCCCAATATAAAACTTTTCCGTCATCACCTGCTGTTGGTGTTGTTACGTTGTTTAAAGATTGTAATGTTGACGCTTGTATACGTGCATCTGTTCTTGCAACACTGAAATATAAATTAGTTGTGCCTTCATTGATTTGATCCGTTGTAGTTCCTGCTGATAGATATCCTACGTCATTTGCAAATGAACTTAATGCACTTGGAACAGTTGGTATAATTGGCTTGTTTGTCAAGTCATTGTAATCACCACTGAACGGATTGTTAAATGATACGTTGTTGATTCTTACATCAGTTGCGTTAATAGTACCTGCATTGGTAATACCAGCACCACTGAGATCTAAATTATCACCAACTGGTAATTCTTTTATCTTCTTGTCTGACGTATCTACTATTAGTGGTATTCTATTTGCCATTGTTGTTCCTTACTAACATATTTATAGTGCCGCTATCCTTGTTTTGAAGTCAGCAAAATCTGTACTTGCCGCTACCTCTGTTTTTAAACTTGCTATTGAAACGTATCCTGGTATGTTACCATTTACACCGTCAACTAACAAAGTTGAATTATCTGCAAACACTGATCCTGTTAAATTACCTACAAGTGTGTTTGCTGTGACTGTGCTTGATGCATGATTAACAATTACAGTTGAATCACTACCAATTACATCTCCAATAATACTTTGTTGTATAGTAGCACCACCCTGGTTCGAAACACCTACCTGACCTTCCACAACAATTAATCTTGTGTATAAGTCTGTGAAGTTGTTCTCTGCTTTACTAAAGGCGGTTCTTATCGGATCACCGTCACCTTTGTTTGCACTTGAACCTATGTTTATATTTTGTTGTGCCATTATACTCTACCCACCACCATTTCAATTACGCCATGTCCAGGTTCTAAATGATCTTCTAATGCTTTACCAATCACTGTTCCCATCTGTGGATCAATTCCTTTAGCGGCTAATCCTGGTACACTTGAAGTTACCAACATATCACCTTTGTGAATTATTCCTGCTACCTTAACTTTTGTTCTTCCTTGTAATGCTACTGCAACAACGTGTTCACCTTCACAAGTACTGTTCATCAAGTAAGCTGGATTCTCTGATACAACTCCTGCCACTCTTGAATCCTTGTGCATAGTGTTTTGTGTTACTTCCTTGTCGCCACCAAATATTAATACTGTTCCTGGCTCATATTCTGCATCACTTACGTAATTCTCTGCCAAGTCAGCATAACGAGCCTGTGTAGCCGTTCCGCTAAACACACCTGCGTAAATTGTGTTGTAACGTTTGGTTGCAGAACCAATCATGTAAGTGTTATCAACAGCTGGTTCAACTCCTGTTGAAGTTGCTTTTAATACTGTGTTACCGTCAGCTATAAGTGAAATTTCACCTGCCGCACTATAACCTGTGTTTGCACCAATACCAATACCTGTTGAATTTGCATCAAGCTCTCCTGGTGCTTCAATGAATGAACTGTGTATCCAATCAACTGCTAATCTTGATTCTCCTGCAAGTGCAGAGTTTGTTTGGAATGAACCTTGTGTTACTCCTGTGTTACCAATGTTAACACTTCCTGGTATTTCTACCGTTGGTGTAACAGTACCTGATGATGTCATAAATTGTGCACCACCTGGTGTTGTAAATTGTACTTCAGTTCCTGCTGTGTCTATGATTAAGTAACTGTCAACTTTTAATCCTTGCATTGATGCATTACCACTGGAGTCTGTTTTAACAAGTGCGTTTGCGGCACCAGTTGTAGAAACAGTTTCCTGTACACCACCACCTGCTTGGACAATAGTTGAGAATGGAACTTCTGTTACATCACCTGTTGTTGAATCTTGTACAGATCTTCCAAGTACTGTTTGGTCAGCTATGTTAATTAATTTTCTATAATCTAATGCACCATTCTCAATACTTACAAATCCGTTTGTTGTATTGAATATTGCACTATCGAAACTTGCACTACCTAAATCATTCTGTGTAATGCCTGTTGCGTTTGCTCTTGTGGTTGCCGCATTTAAATTTAATTTACTTTGTGCAATAGCGGCATTTGACTTAACATCAGCATTGATGATACTGTCTGGAGCAATCTGTAAATCAACAGTTGTACCTGTTCCTGTTCTTTCAGTTACAATGTTTACATCTGAATTTGCTTCTTCAACAGCAGTTGAAAATTCATGATGTGGACCATCTTTAGCTTGAGCAGTTATTGTACCACTTTGTGCGGAAATTACATCAGCAGTTGTAAAGACATTTGATACCGCTGTGTATGTAAGTAAGTTTTCAGCAACACCTTGTCTTGTAACATTTTGTACATCAACAAGTACACCTGTTGCACTTGAGTTGCTACCTAATATTGTTTGACCTATTGTAAAGTTACCACCTGTTGCAACGGCAGTAAACATTCTAAATTTACCAGTTGTTACAATTAGTTGGTTACCAGCTAAATTATTTGATTCAAGGTCAATGCTTTCAAGCATTGTGTCACCTGCCGCAATCAAACTATCAACGTATGATTTTGTTGCCGCATCTTGGTTACCTGATGGATCAGATAAGTTTGTAATTTTAAATCCACCTAATGGAATATTACCTGTTGCTGATGTTGAACCATCTCTTGCAAGTACTCCTGGTCCTATTGGATTAGACTGTACGTTACCTGCATGGTTAAATCCTAATCTTTTGTTTACATATCCTCTTACTGCTGATTCAACTGGAACTGCATCAGTGGCATTATCAGCCATTGTGTCGTCTGCACTGAATTCACTTACAACAACACCACGTTTGAATCCAATACCATCTAAGTTACTTAATGCGATTGAAGCCGCAAATGTAACTGTACCAGTACCTTGGTCAACTGTAAAGAACTTACCAACTCTAAAGAAACCATCTTGGTCAGTACTTACATAGAATACTCTACCTTTGTCTCTTTCATCTGTTTCTTTGTTTTGATCTTTGGCTTGTGCTGGTGCACCAAATGTTGAATTTGGATAATTGGAAGTATTAAATCCTCCTGTACCAATGTCTAAGAAATCATGTCCTGTTGCTCTACAAGTTGAAATGTTAACCGTAATGTTAGCACCTTCTGATCCTTGTAAACCAACTCTTAATGTAACAACTGAATTGGTATCAACTACCGTGCTGTGCAATCCTGTTACGTTGCCTGATGTATTAATATCTTTGCCAGGTGCATCTGTGATTGCAATAGTACCAAATCCTGATCTTTGTGTGTATCCTGTGATGATGTGTGTTTTACCATCCCATACAAATATCATGTCTCCTGAATTTAATCTGTCAATCTGTTCTTGTGATGTTATTGTTACAATAGCGATGACATCGTCACCTGCTGTATTACCCATTGTAGTACCACCTGCACCTGCGTGTGTGTTTAATTGTGCATTGGTATTGTCAACAACAAGTTTAATATAGTTGTAAGGACTATCAAATCTAATTTGTTTTTCAGTTGCAGTTAGAGCCGCACCTAAGGAGTTTGTTCCTGTAAATGATAATGTTCTGTAAACTGTTTCTGCTTCATCAAACACTAATGCAGAACTTGGTCTTGTTGTAGTAGATGAAACACCGTCAAATTCAAAAGTGTTACTAGATCTAATCATTATTTTTTGTGCATTAGATAGAACAGCTTTTAATCCTGTTGAACTTGTTGTGTTTGCACCTGTGGTTGCCAAGTTAAGTTTGTAAACAGTATTACTTCTTACTCCTGTTGGAGGTGAACCAGGTTGTGTTGGTTGTTCAATAGTGGTTACTTCATATCTAGTTGTGCCAATGATACCACCATGATCTATTTCAATTTCTGATCCTGCATTTGGAATATATTCTACGTCATACACATATACATACAATTGGTTTACTGCGTGATCAAATGTTGCTCCACCATCATCAAATATTCTTGCAGTCTGGGCCATGTTGTCATTAAGTGTAACTTCATCTGGAACTTCATTCGGATCAGAACCTGTTGATACCAATCCATAGTTACCATAAGCATTGGATCCATTTAATGATCTTATCTCAGCACCTGTGCCTGAATAGTATGCCGCTTCATTGTAATATGTAAACTGTGATACAAGTTCTGACAATGCTGTATTAATAGCAACAGTACCATAACCTAAATCGTTAACCTGTGTAAAGTCGTTTGCCAACATACTTCTGTTACCAGAAGTTTGTAAAGTAATTGTGTAAGGTGTGTTTTTAGTGTAACCACTGTTACCACCTGATGTTGGATCTAATAATAATGTAGCACTTCCGTTTGCTTGATCATAATTTGTTACAGCATTTACCTGATAACGTTGTCCGTCTACATAGAATGGACAAGGTACCTGTGGTTTTTTAATTCTTAAACCTTCACCAGTTTCACTTTGTACATTAATGCTATATGCGTTGTTTGTGCTTAAAATTTTTGTTCTTAAATTTCCTACAAATCCATCAATGAACATACCACCTGCAAAACGTTTCTTGTTGATGCTTTGTGTGAAACTTGTATTAGTTTGTGCATATGGTGATTTGGTTAATACTGATCCTTCTGGATCAAGTACCATCATAAATCCACCATGTCCTTTAACAGTTATGTTTCTAAGGATTGTTGCATCGTTCATTAAGAAACAGTCCATGTCCTTGTTGTTCTTGGCTGTACTTGCAGAATTTGTATGATCAGTTAGATAGTGATAACCATAACTGCTTGAATCTAGTGTTGGCAGTTGTCCAAGACCTGAGTCAATCACGTTGGTCAAGAAAGTTAATTCAGTGTTTACTTTTGTGATTGCCGCAGTTTCACCTGCTGTTGAATCAATGGTTTGTGTTGTGATGCTTTGTAAACTTGTATGAGCAGAGTTTGTTAAAATATAAGTTCTAATAATATCACTTAATTCAATAAACGCCGCTTTTGTTTGTGCTTCTCTGCCACTGATGTTTGAACTTGCTCCATCGTAGTAAGTGTTTGCTCTGTCCCAAACTTTTTCATTACCACCATATTTAATATCATAGATCAATGCATCAAGTAATCTGCCTGTGTCCACTTCAAACTTTTTCTTGTCATAAGTGAATCCACTCCAAATGCCTGAACCACCTGATATCTGTGCATCAATCCATGCAATGGTTTCATCTTTTAAATATTCTTTGTTTGCTGTTAAAAGATTTACTGCACTTGGATTGTAAGTTGTTTTTAGATCAATGCCATCAAATGTTGGTTCTCTGTAGAAGTATACACTTCTCCATTGTGAAGTTGAAACTGCATCAATTGGTTGTATGATGACTCTTCTAAATTCATCACCCTTGATTGAAACACCATTGGATACTCTGATTGGAAAGTGTTCATTGTATGTTCCAGATTCAACGTGTATGGTAATGTTTCTACTAGAAACTTTTGAACCATATTCTAATTCTTCACCAACTGTAAACGTAATTGGTTCTAACAATTCTAATGTTAATGTGTCATTGGTTGCGCCAGCAGTGATACTTACAAGTCTACCTACTGCACCAGATGTTTTACCTATTATAAGTTTACCTGGTATAAGGTCTTGGTTGCTTGAAACGTTTTGATCTACGTAACCTGTACTTCCATTTGAAATTGTTAATGACCATGTGCTACCTTCTACAAGTTGTGGAGCACTTGCTATTGTTGGGCCTGTGATAATCGTTGATATGATATCCCATTTGGCCGCAGTAGCAGTTTGTCCTACCGTATCTACTACCTGTGAATTGTCTATTGTTTGTGTGCTTATTTCTGGATATACTTTGTTACCTAAAGAACAGTTCCAAGTAATGTTAGCTACTTCAATTATACTTCCAGCCACTGCACCGTGATTGGTTGCAGTTGTTATTGAAACAATACCATTGATATGATCATAAGTTGCACTTGAAACATTGTGTACCTGACCATTAAATGTAACTGTACCACCACTTACATAAGTGTGAGCATATTCATTGCTACCTGTGTTAATGGTTAATGTGTTTAATGACAAGCCCAAAGGTCTTACTGCAAATTTACCTTGGTATAGTGTTGTTTCTGTAACGTTGGTAATAACTTTAAGATGTAGTGCTTTTGCAAATGTTATTGCCGCCAGTGTTTCTGTTCTTTGTGATTGTCTTGCAATCTGTCCACTGGCTGTGCTGTAATATCTTAATCCAGCATTTCTACTGTGATAGTTAGCAGTTGTGCCGTCTAACATATCCAATACAATACCGTTCGCAATCTTGCCTAGGTCACTTCTACATTGAGCTCTGTCAAATAGGTAATTAGGATAAGTTACGTTTAGGTATGCAATGGTTTCTTCTCTAATGAATCTTAAGTTTGCATCTGTTAAAACTTTTATTTCTTCGTAACCACTTGATGAAGTAACACCACTTGTTACCACTTGTGATTTACTTGCACCATTGTTGAATGTTATATCTTGTCTGTATGGTCCTACTGTTAATGGTGATGTTGTAATAATTTCTTCTGCTTTTGCCGCCGCGGCCGCTATTGATTTGTAAGCATAGTTCCAAGCTCTACCTTCACTGCCCACAGGCACGTTAGCCATTGCATCATCACCTTTTGTGCTAACAAATAAGTTTGTTGGTGATGCGTATGCTGAATTGTCTACGTAGTATTTTGTAACTGCTTGTAAATCTGTTTTACCATTTGGTTGACCTGCACCTGCAAACGATCCTGGATGATCATTTAGATACAATGCACCAGTCATTGTGTCACCTTGACGTCTTACAACAGAATCTCTAGGTAGTGCTTCTGACTTGATCCAATAACCTTCTAGTGTTGCATCATAGTCAGCATCTGTCATTGTCTGTGTGCCAGATCCTCCAGATGCACTTATTTTTACTCTTGTGCCATCATCATTGTTTTGTGCTTCTTCTTTTGTTGCGTGTACACTTAAACTTGTTGCACTGATGTATCTTAGATAATAAACTGTGCTTGTTGTTAAACCACTTGCATCAGTTCCAGTTGATTTATATCTGTATGCAATACCATTTGAAGTAGTTGTAAATCCATGATTGGTAGTTGTGTTAATGTTACCATTGGAAAAACTTGCAATGGTAAAAGTGTATCCTGTTGCATCTGCAGGTTCACTTCTTACTCTAATTTGTCCAGCCGCTCCTGGTGATCCTGTTGACGTTAAGTATCTTGCATCTGCGTAACCTTTTGATATAACAAGATCATCTATTGTAAATGTTGTGCCATGAGCTGTGTTTAAAGCATTGATGGCTGATTGTGAAATGTTTACGTTTGCAATACCTTGGTTTGCCGCATTGAGTGGACCACCTAAACTTGGTACTCCATCTGTGCTAACACCTGCTGAACTGTTTGTAATTGTTATTGCACTTGAACTTTGTGTAACAGTAATACCTGTGCCACCAAGTAATGCTTTCATTTCAAGAGCATCACCTGCCGCGTTTACTTGTGGTACTGAGTTTGCAGTTAAGGTATCAGGAACATCACTTAAACTTCTAAATGATATTTGTCCGCCTTGTCCAAATACTGCATAAAGTTCTGTAAAGTTTTCATTGGCTTTTCTAAACGATTCTCTGATACTATCACCAGTACCGTCATTACCTTCAACACCAATATTAATATTTTGTCTTGCCATACTTTAAAATCCTACTGATTCACCACACCCGCAACTTGATGTTGCATTAGGGCTTTTAATATCGAAATATGATCCAAATACTTCCTTTTTATAATCTATTGTTGTGCCTAACAAATACATAACACTTGCAGGATCAACGACAAACAATCCATTTTCTATCTTGATCTGCTCGTCTTCTTTGTTAATGTTATCCTCTAGGCTCCACTCATATTTGAATCCAGCACACCCGCCACCTTTTAAACCAAGTCTTATTGCTGGTTTATTGTGTTCTTTAAGCATAGTAGCCATATGTTGCTTCGCCTGTTCTGTTAAATTCACTATTGACATAACATTCTCTTTCTATTATTTATCCTATCGTTTATAATCCGAATGTAAATTACTAAATACAGTTGTTATGTTTAAAAGAACAGAACGTAAGATCCAGTACTTTTTACGCAAGGGTAAAAAGGGTCAACACCATACATACAAACGTAAAAAAACGTTGGTGGTCTTTCAATGTGACAGTTGCCATGAAGAGTTCATGCGTGATAAAGGAAAAGTAGACCCTAAAAGACTAACAGATGATTACACCCACGTATGTCCTAAATGTGATCCAAAAAGATTTGCACAGAAACAAGGTGTTAAACAAAGGAAAAAATTAAATCTAAGAATAGATAGTATGATTGACATCACTAGTATATGATGCCAATCACACAGTTCGGCGATAAATGTTTTACCGCCTCACGCAATACACCTATGACAATGTGTTTGTTATTTTTCTCTCTTATAGATTGTCCAAGCGCCATAACCTATAGCAACGTAGGCCGCTATTTTGGCTAATGGTCCTGCAATTAATACAATAATTCCCATGGCAATAAGCATAGCACCATCCCATGATGTTCTTTCGTCTAATCTGGATTTGATCCAGTCTATTGGATTGATCATAATTATTCTCCTTATATTGATTGTAATCTAGTGTTGATGATATCCCAATTAATAATTTTCATCGAGTTGATTAGATATTTCTTTTTGCATTCTTTACCTTCTTTGGTATAGTCTGAAAAAGAATGTTCCCACA